CTCCTGTAACTACATTTGCTGCATTGAATGATACGGATCTTTCTGGAATAGTAAAGGGTGACTCAGTTTATTGGAATAATACTGATTGGGTTGTATCTAGAAGTCCTGTTATTTGGTGGAACTTAAACTCTAGTGGTTCATCTGATTATACTTTTTCTGGTCCTGGTTTTACTGGTGCTGTAAATGACCCAACTCTTTATGTTTATAGAGGGTTTACTTATATCTTTGACAACTCAGTTCAAGGTGTTGCTCATCCATTTAGGATTCAAAGCACACAGGGTTTAACTGGAACTCCATATACTACAGGTCAGACAGGTAGTGGATCTAATGTTTTATATTGGACAGTTCCGTTGGATGCTCCTGCGGTCTTATATTATCAATGTACAAATCACGCTGCCATGAATGGCACAATTAACGTAGTGGTATAGTAAATGACAAGAACAGTTCCTGGTTCTGGTGCCGTCATTGAACCAATATTTGATGAAATTTTTGGAGTTCGTGCGGTAGAAGTTTTAGATGGTGGTAGTGGATACACAACATCCGATCCTCCTCGTCTTACTATAACTGGTTGTGGAACTCCAGATGTAGAAGCATTATTATATCCAATTATTGATGACGAATCAGGAAGGATTATACATGTTAGAGTTCTTGCTAGAGGTAGAGGATATAATCCATTACGATTGCAGATTTTTCCAGAACAAGAAACTCCTAACGTTGTAACGTCATTTGATATAAGAAGAATATTTCAAACACATCCTAATAGTCCTACTACAGCAACATTTACAGATGATAGACTCAGAATAGTATCTGATAATCATCCTAAACCATCTCAACTTTTCTTATCTGAAAGACAACCAGGTGGTTCTGATACAATAGTTGATAGATCTTTTGATCAAACTTTTATCTATAGAGGAGGTAAAGATGTTCCTCATCCAGACGCTGCTAATAGACAATATCAAGGTGATAAAGCCATGGGTATCATGGCAAATGGTGGTTTACTTCATACACCTGAGTGGGGACAAGATGGAAATCCACCACCAGGATTTACTATTGATGCTGTAAAATATCCTTACATAAAAAATAATAATGCTTATGATGCTGTACTAGACAATCAAGTTTATTATTATCAAACAAACAAACTTATAAACGAATTTGATTTAGATCAAGGTGTATTTGATTATGGTAAACTAGAACTTTTCTTTTGGCAAGTTAAAGTAGAGCATGATAATATTTTAATAGAATTAGAAAATTTAGATCAGACTATAGGTTCGATTGAAGTAGGTAGAATTGTTGATTGTATTTCTTCTACTGCAAAAGGTGAAGTAGCAAAAATTGTTACTGATAACTTAGGTAATCCTACAAAAATTTATTTAAGGAATCTTTCTGGTGATCCTTTCCAAGAAAGTGATGTATGTTTAGGTGCTAATGGATTTCAGTTTAGAGTATCAGGTATTCCTAGAACATTTCCTAATGGTATTTTTTATATTGAATTTGGTGAAGAATCACATGAGTTTGGTAATTTTGCACCTGGTGTATTTTACTTTGCTCCACAAGATATTAAAGTTCAACAAAATTATTTAATTATTTGGGATCAAAGTCATCCATCTAATAATCAGGGTGGAATGCAGCACCCAATGAGATTCAGTACAACTGCTGATGGAACTCTTAATGGTGGAACTTTATATTATAACAGCACTGGTATTTCAGAAGCACCTGCTGCTGATTATGAGGATGAATATAAACCGTTATTCTTAATGAATCCTGATGAGAATAATAGAATCTACTATTATTGTCATAATCATCGTTACATGTCTGGGTATCTTGGTGATGAAGGTTATATGGTTCTTAGTAATGTACATGAGGAAGAAGAGGAAGAGCATGAAAACACTTATTATTATAAAGAGTTTTATCAAACTGATGTAAATGATCCTAACACCATTGATTACAGTAGACATCCTGATGGTCATTCAAAAATTTTGGGTATGTCATTTGATGGATATCCAATTTACGGACCTTATGGATACGGAAGTCCTAATGGTCTTACATTTTCTTACACGGTAACTGTTGCTGCTAAAAGTTCTACACATCCTTACTTTGGACAAGGGTCAGGTAAAGGTTATTATATTACTGGTGAACAATACACTAATGTTACTCAAGCACCAGTTCTTACATTGGTTAGAGGAGCAACATATACATTCAATCAAAATGATGCATCTAATACCACACATGCGATATACTTTAGTGAAGTAGAATCAGCATATGGAGGAGTAGAACGATATGAAACTGGTGTTACATATACATTAGATGGAAGTAACGTTGATTATGCAACTTATGCTGCGGGTCATCCCACTGCTACAAATCGTAGTGTGAGTATCACAGTTGCTTCAAATGCACCTAATACCTTGTACTATGCTTGTCAAGCACATGGATATATGGGAGCTTCAATCAATGTAACTAATGAGAGTCGATTTGTTGCTAGAGAAGTATCAGGATATAGATTAAAAACTACTGCTGAGTTACCAGGTAATCGTCCTCAAGTTAATACAGTTTCTAATGTAACAGTTGCTGTAACTGTATCAAACGGACAATTTCAATTTGATGGAAGTAGACCTGCATTTTTAACACTAGAAAGAGGTAAGACATATATCTTTAATCAAAATGATGCATCAAATAATAATAATCAAATATTTGTAGGTGTATCTGACGATGGATGGCATGGAGGTTCACCTCCGACTATTGGAGATACATCATATCTTTTATCAGGCAATCATGTAACTTACTGGCTTGATGGTTCTCAAACTACTTACAATACTTACGTTACTGCTTTTAATACTGCAACAACAAGAGAAATTAGATTTCATGTTCCTGTTAATGCACCTATAGCATTATATTTGTTTGGATACTCTCTAGCAAATACAGGAATAAGATGTGTTATTGAGGGTTATGTACTTGGTGATTTAACTGAAGATTATATACATGATTCAAGTATTGGAACTCTTGATCCTTATAATGGTAAGTTCGGTCCTACTCCAGAATATCCTAACGGAACCTATGCATATTATATGACATCAGATAGTTCTTCTGTTCCTACATATCCCTATGCTATAGGTAATAGATTCTATGGAACTCCATTATTTGAAGGTGATACTGTTCCTCCACAAGTAGAAACATTTCCTTCAGGTGCTGAGGGTGATGTTGTTCTAAACGCTAGTGGACAAATAGCATACATTAGAATGACAAAATTTGGTGATAATTATTTTGGTCCTGCACAAGCAAAAATATTAGGTGGACAAGGAACTGGTGCATTGGCAAGTCCTATTGTACAAACAGTTACTGGTTTATCATTATTAAATTCTGGTAGAGAGTATGCTACACCTCCAACACTTATCTTTGAAGGAGGTGGAGGTGGTGTTGGTGCTGAAGGTGCTGCTGAGATTGATACTTTTGGTAGGGTTAGTTCTATCAGTATTGTTGATGAAGGTGAGTTCTATCAAGAACCTCCTTATGTTTTAATTACAGGTGGTGGAGGTATTGGTGCTAAAGCGGTTGCTAGAATTGATCAGGGTGTAATTGTAGGAATTGATGTTACAGATCCTGGTTCTGGATATATCAATCCACCAAACATCGTATTTACTAAACTTGTTAATTTAAAACGTAAGACAAGAGCAAGACAATCTTACAACTCTCAAGCAATTTATTTAACTGGTCTTGTAAAAGATTTAGCTGCATCAGATACAGAAATATTTGTTGATACTACTACAGGTTTTCCTGGTTCTGGAGAACTGATTGTAAACACTGAAACGATTACCTATACTGGTAAAGCAACTGGTAAGTTCTTTGGTTTGACAAGAGGTGTAAACTTTAATTATGACCAGAGAATTATATTAGATGCAACTCAGAACAACCAACAGGATATATCAACATACCAGTTTAATGTTGGTGATAGAGTTATTCGTAGAATTGATAACGCAAATAATAAAGTTGCAAAGGTATATGATTGGAATCCAGTAACTAGAGAACTATTAGTAACATTTGAAGTTGATGAATTGGCATTTATTGATGGTGGTATTCCATCAACTTTAGATGCTATTGTACAGTTTGATGCAGGTGTTGCTGCTAGTGCAAGTAATGCTTTTGATCCTCATCAAATTACTTTTGCTGAAAATGAAGATATTATAACTTTGACTGATCCTATAGGTAGGATTTTAGATACTAAATTTGTTGATGTTGCAGAGAATGCAGGAGCTGGTGACGGTATTCCAGATTTATTTAATACAGGTACTGATTATGAAAACCAGATATCACTAGATGGTGGTATTTACAATTCATTATATGGTATTGAAGAAACTCAAGGTGGAACTAATACTACTCTATTTGCAGTTGCTGATCAGGTCAAAGATGGTTCTATACCATTTAAGTATGCAACTGTAGAAACTGCAGGAACACTAACTGATGGTGTAGACCATTCTGCAAAATTAAATGTATATGTAGATCTAAATCAAGGTAATGGACAAAATTATGTTGTCAATGATCTAGTGATAGGTGATATATCTGGTGTAAGGGGAACTGTTCTTGGATGGGATCCTAATACTGGATTACTAGAAATTGGTAATGTAATTCCATTTAATACTGGAAATATCAACATAGGTATTGCAGGTTACTTCTATGAGTTCTCTGCTAGAGAAACAGTGATTGATTTCATTGTTCAAAATCCAGGTACTAACTATACTGCACCTCCTTCGGTAACAGTAGAG